CGCAGGAAACAGTACTTTTCAGCACTGCCGTGTTTAATATTAACTGCACACTGGAAAGCAGGAATGGTAACCCTATCTCTGGGGGTGCTGAAATCTTATCAGCATTTCTGAATATTCTTTATATACGTGGCATAAATATCATCCCACGTAGCATTGAACTTATTAGCTTCACTTATGGACTCCAAAAATGGATTTAGTATAGCTTTCTGTTCATCAAATACTTTTCTGCCATGGAAAAAGATCTCCTTAAGAGCAGAATGAATATTTTCGGTAATTTGTTTTTTCATCGGTAATTCTGATGCAGTATTAATCCACAACAAATGCTGTTGTATATCATCCAATGTCATTGGACACATTATAGTTCCTGTTTCAGAATCCCTTATAAATCTTCTCTTCAATAAATCTCCCGTTTCCATTGTCTGGAAATCTCCAACCTCTCCTTTCGTTGCTGTTGTTGAAACAAGTCCAAACATTTCATAAATAACTTCAGCGTATCTTTTCGGTGTAAAAACATCAATTGAACGAATTAGTCCAATCATAAAATCTCTAATTGCTTTATAATTATCATCACCCAAAACAGTGAGAAACATAAGATAATTCATTGGTATTCGTACTTGCAAAGTTTGTTTCATTATTCTCAAAGTAGCCGCTCTATTAATAACTACATTATAAGCAGAATTAATAAGGGCCGTCCCTGGTCCTCCTGATACCATAATATCTGCAAGATAAACAGTTGCTGCTACTAATAAATGAGTATAAAAATGAACATAAAGAATACAATAATAAATTCTACGTATTCCAAGTGGAAGTTTGTCGAAACCATAAGCCTTAAGAAAACGTTTAGTAAGTTCATGACAAAACTCTGCAATAAAACGTAGATCCCAACCCTGAAAGTCCTTTGAATCTATATGTCTTCCTCCTGAATAACTTTTAAATTTCCAATAATATTGCCACCATTGTGTTGAATATGGATTTATTCCTATAGCTATTGGACTAAGTTCAGCTGTAGAAATAGCTGAAAGCCAAAACCCAAAGTACATTCGAAAAAGCAAAAGTAAAGTAAGTGTACCCATAAAAAATGAACGCGTTTTCTTCTCAGCAACTTTTACCTTTGTTCGAAGTTCATCTTTCTTACATTCTACAAACGTCTGCATCGTGGCAATCCCTTCCATTGCTTTCTTTTCAAATTCTTCAATTCTCTCTCGCATAAAGGGAGCTAGGTAACCTCCTCGTGGGTCTGTATTTAAACGAACTACATCTTCCTCTTAATTCCTTCATCACATTCTGGATATCCACAGCACTTATGAACATCTATTGAACAAAGTTGTCCGGGAACTCCATTTATAGCTTCTTCAATTGTCCATTTTCTAGCTTGAGCTGGCGGAAATAAATCTACCCAACACTCATCATCAAATACTTCCGGTGGTAGAGCATGTCTCTCTCTACCCTTCAGGTTTCTCAATGAAATTTCACTCAGTTCTGGTCCACCTTTAAGAACTGCAGGTGCCATTTTAACTTCCCATGGACATTTGTGAATCTCAGTAACATTACCTCTTTGAATCTGAACTCCCTCTTGAATAATAGATGGAGCTAAAGCTGTTACTGTTGGTTGATAATGTGGCTTATCTAAATTACAAATTACTGGTAGATGAATTCCATGATGCGATAAATCTCCCTCAATAATTTTCCGTGATTTAGCTGGTACAAACTCACTTTGTGCAATAATCATAGTTTCAACTGGTGGTTCATCATCAAAAGGTTCATCCAAATCTGATAGGAAAATAGGAATAGCGTAAGATCTTTTTGAAGATCCAGCTCCATGAATTCCTCCAATTTT